GCTCCTGTACCAAATGAAACAGGATGGAATTTACACATATCCAAATATTCTTTTATTAATGTTTCGTCATCTTCGATATCTTCACCTGATAATTCTCTATAGTCTTTAAGTGATTGAACTAATTTTTCTTGGTCCAAACCACCAATATCGTTTTTAATTAAACGGTACACCGCTTCTTTTAGAATCTCAGGGTTGTGACCCCTTGCGGTGATTATTGCAAAAATTGACCCTCCATTGATACACTCAACAAAATCGTTCCATGATGGACCAAAACTTGCCACCAATACATCTTCCAAAAATTGTTGTTCACCTTCACCTCTGAAGTTTCTGAAAGGATTTGATGCGTAACCAACTACGTTTTTACCGTTATATACAAAAGGTTCTTTACCTAATTGATGTCTATATTCGGCAAAATCTTCAGTAGAAATACCTAATTCATTACCTTCATTATCTACCACCATAATCTTTGTTGGCATGTTCATTACATTATCATCCCAATCAAAAGCATAGTATTTGTTGTCAGGTAACTTTTCAGGGTCTAAACCTTCATAAATACGTAATAAATTTTTTCTAACAATTTTTTCTAAAATCATTTTTTACCAATAAGTTTTTGAATAATTCTTTCTAATTGTGATTCTGTAACTATTACAGATTGTGGTTTGTCAGAATAAGTTTTTTTACCGTCTGTTTTTACATTAACGTTTTCAAACAATGTTTTTTTTGTGAATTTCATATTTCTTTTATTTTAAATAGTGGGGGTAAGAATTTTCCTACCCCCATTTTATTTATTATATGTTTTCAAATGAAGCTCCTGATGGTGTAATCAAGAATTCAATATCGATGAATTCAAGAGCTTTTGTTGGTTTAAGGTAGATTTTACCTGTCATTTGGTTTCTATCTAAATCTTCAGGTGTGTTTGTAACAACAACTCTAAAGTCAATTAAACCTCTATCTCTTCTAATTGAATCTAATATTGGGTTAACAGAATCCAAGAAATCTTGTCTTACTTTATCATCGTTTTGTTCAAACAACAATCTAACCGCAACTGCTGAAATTAACTTACGAGCTTGTAACAACAATCTTCTAACGTTAATTCTATCAAGTGCTGATTCAGCGATTTGAGTTGTCTTGTTACCCCAAATAACTGTTCCAACATCAGAGAATGTTGCAATTGGGTTAATATGACCTTGATAAAGTACATCTCTATCTTCTTGAGTTAGTTTCTTTCTTGCTTTAATTGAATTCACTAAACCTCTTGTGTAACCCGCAGATGCGAACCAAGGGAATGCTATGTTGTCAGTTAAAGCCAAGTTTCTACAAACTTCCGCAGTTGGTGGAAGGTAAATTTGTGTGTTGTTTACTGTATCCCTTGTTAATACCCAAGGATAATATGTACAAGTATAGTTAGAATCTATTCCAGTATTTTCCAAATTATCTACCGCTTCTTGTGGGAAGTATGCGTCGTTTACATTTGTACTCGTAGGAACAAACATGTTGTAGTCAGGACATGTCATAATGTACAATGAATCCGCTCTTTCATTTTCAATCATATCAATAGCATCTTCTACAAGATTTGAGTTTGATACGAAATCAATACCTGGAGTTACAAATATGTTAATGTTAACCGCTTGTGGGTTTGCGAATGTCTGTTGACCTAACAAGTATGCGTAATAATCAGTGTTCGCCCAATCAGTTGAGTTTCCTTGAACTGTTATTTTCTTGAACGCCCCCCAACCTGTAGCGGTAGGGAATTGTGATGTTGGTGCGAAACCTCTTAAGAAACCTGAACCACCAACAATAAAGTTATCACCGTTTGTTCTGTATTCTCTGTAGATATCCCAACCATCAAAACCACCAGCAGGAACCAAAGTGAATTTTCTACCACTAAGTCTATAATATGGACTTGTTGGGTCTGTTGGTTCTGAAGTAAACGGATAGTTACCAACTTCAAATGCTGAAGTACCTGAAGTACTATATGTGTTAGGTATTGTAACAACAGTTGCTCCTGAGTCTAAATGGTAACCTTTTGACAAATATGCCCAAGGATTTGAACTTGTTGCAGTTGCCAAATCATTAGGATTTTGTTTACCTTTGTAATCAAAATATGTTTGGTCGATACCAACAGTATTGGATATACCTAAGTATGTTCTATTTATCTTATCGCCTGAACTTACTTGTTGTGAACCAAATGGTGGGTAGAATGTTGGTTCTCCTGTAGTTTCATATTGTGTTTTATATATTGGGAATGGTGAATTTACACCGCTATATGTTCTTAATGGGTAACCTCTAAATCCACAAGGTAATGCGTCTACAGGTGCTTCAGGATTTAATTCTAACATTACATATTTAGAACGAACCTGATATTCACCATCACTAGTTCCTATTTTAACACCAATGAAACTATTGTTAGCTGGGTTCATAGAACAATTTGTAAACTTTTCTAAGAAAACAGGATTTTGGTCTGTATCATCAAAACTTCTAATTCCAACATCAAACGTACCGTTATTAAAAGAAACATTCAAAATTGAAATTTTTATTTCAGCGTTTGCTGCGTTACCGTCAGAAATTGATATAAATTTAAATAAGTCGTAAACTGTGTTACCACGTAATTCGGAAACAAGATATGGTGTTTCAGGTGTTTGATATTGTTCTAAATACCAACCAATTGATGTGTTTGTTGAATTGTCATCTTGAGCCGATGGTAAATCAACTAAAGAACTACCAATACCTCTAACATAACCCATTTTGTATCCATAGTTTAACATACTACTATATTCTTCTTCAACAAATAAAGGAACATCAGTTCTATTTTTTCCGAAGTTAGATAATCCAAATACTTTTGAAACATAATTTGTATCTGTCTCATCAAGTGATGTTTTAAAGTTAAATGTTTCACCTTCATATGTTATACCTGAAATTGCAAATGCCCCATAAGGTGTTTTTGTTGTTCCTGAATAAACACCTGACAAATCAATAATTACATCTGTTGAACCTGTAACTTGATAATCAGGATTTGTTGAGTCACTATAAGGTGAAATACCTCTTGAACGTAAAGTTGCTAAAACAACATTATTCCAATCTGTAAATGCGGTACCAACTTGTGTACTTGCGGATATTGTAACTGAACCTGAAAATTGTCCTACAGTACCAAAAGCACTACCCGATAACGAACCAACCGCAACACTGAATGAATAACCACTGTAGTTATTACCTGTTGTTGGGTCAAACTGTGAATAATACCAAAAATCATTGTTTCTACTTGAATATGAAGTATTAGCATCTTTCATTGATGGTACATTCCATACGTTAGTTAAACCTGTATATCCAGCACCTGTTAAGGTATTATATGTTGTATCATCCAAAGTACCAAACACATAAGCTGAAGTTCCACTTGTTGATTGACTACTCATTACTGATTTAACAAAAGTGTTAATCTGTGATTGAATTGTAGTTGTAGAACCACCCGATAATGTTTGAGCGTCATTTAAGTCATTATTAAATATTGCTGAAGAGAACGAACCAAATGATACTGCAGTTGTACCTGTACTTCCTGTAAATGTAACAGTAACAGGAGATACAGTACTATCTTGTTCAACAGTAGCTCCATTTACGTTAGCAACTGAAATAATTGACCAAGACGGACCCGCATCATAACCCGACAAACCTAACACTCTTGTTACAAACAACTGATTTGATTGTTGTAAATAAGATTTAGCGATATAAGCCGCTTCGTATTTTGGAATTTGAGTGTTAACAAATTTTTCAGGTAATGTTCCTCCAAACACTGCTTGGAACTCATCAAAATTTGTTATGAATATAGGTTCGAAAGCGGGACCTTTTAATGTTTCTCCCACAATACCTAATGTAGTAACACCTACGCTTTGTGCTACAAATGATAAATCACGTTCTGAAGTGTATACTCCAGGTGAAACGAATACTTTATTGGATGTTGCCATTACTAATTATTTTTTTCTTTTTAAGGTTTTATTTTTATACATAAATATTGTTGATTTTTTCAAAAATCTTATTATACCGCTTATATTTATAATATGGTATGAATAAATTCTGCCTTTTTTCTGCTTTATGAAAAAAACCCCAAAGAAAATAAAAAATATTAAGATTTCTATTGAATCTCATCAGATACTAAAAGAGTATTGTGATAAGAAGGGGTATAAGATATATGGATTTTTAGAAAGTCTAATTAAAGAAAATTGTCAAATAAAAAAGGACATATACGGAGAACCGTTAGACTAATTTTTTGTCAAAAAGAATAAAACCATCGTTTGATGGATTATCGTAAGTCACCTCAATTCTTAAAACATCATTTGTGTTGGTTTGAAAATAATCTAAATCTGAACCAATAAAATTATTGTTAATATAAACAGAGTATGTATCAATATTACTTTTTTCAATAAAATAATAATCATAGTTATATTGCATTGTGTCGGTAAGTTGTGTATTACCATTAATGTATTGATACAATCCCTCTATTTTATTTTCATTTGGGTTTGGTGATTCCGCAAATCTTTGTCTTGTTTTAATACCAACATCAACCATCTGTAGTACTCTTGAAACTGCAGGTGCAACTTCAAATTCTGCTTCATCAAGTAAAATACCCAACATTTTAAAAGTATAACTTTGAATATAATATCGTCTTTTTTGTAAATCGTTAATTGATTGGTCGTTTATATTTTCCATTATAATTGGAATATATCTTCCATTAACATTAGTATATGCTTGTTTTGAACCAAATGTTTCTAATATTTTTTTATTAAACGCATTTAATTCTCTCATCCTGTTGGTGAATATTTTAACTTCGTATGTAATATCAACGGGTGTAGGTTGTGGTATTTTATAAACATCATACCCATTTCTTGTTCCATCAAATGTCGGAACTAAGGCGTATTGGAATGTTGGTCTGCCAGGTATTTTAAAAGATGTACCTTGATTTGTACCATAAGGTGTTTCAGGTTTTCTAACTGTTGCAACAAATGGTGGGGAAATATTGTTATCTAAATCTTGGAAATTCCAAGTCTGAGTAAATTGAGACCAGTTTTGTGTTGTTATAATAACATCAACAGTATTTACCTTTTTACTATCAACCGTAATACCTAAAGTGTCTTTAACAAAGTCTAACATTGCCCTGTCTAAATCAGCGTGGTAAATACCTTTTGGAAGATATGTACCGTCCTTTTGAATCATTTCTAACAATTCTTCTCTTCTTTCCCCCAATATTTTAACAGGTGTCAAAGATATGTTTTTTACTAATTTTTTAGGTA